AAACCATTCAGTATCTGTTGTATTATTTGTTGGTATTGATGGGCTTGATTCTTCTTCTTTTGGTGGCACTAATCGGGGTAGTAATGGTGACATCAATGGCGGCCATGTATTAGCTGATGTAGTTAGTCTTGGTTGTTTTGTTGGTGGTTCTGGTGAAGTTGTTTGGCGTGTAAATGTTGGGCGTTTATTTGAATTTTTGTTAGTATTATTGCTTGACTTGCTAGAATCACTGGAGTTACTAGAATCACTAGAATCACTAGAATCACCAGAGTCACTGGAATTACTAGAGTCATTGGAGTCACTGGAATCACCAGAATCACTGGAATCAGTCTCTCGCGGCCGCTTATTGGTATTAGGCGAAGTTAAATTGGGTTGAAATGAATCAAAAAATGTGTCATCATAGTCATTCCCAGCAGATCCATCATAATATCCATGTTGATAACCAGTCTTGTAACCTTCAAACAAGCCAGAATCCCAACCATCAGAAAAGCCTTTTTTATATGACCGCTGTAAACGTTCTCGGATACTTAACCGCGGCATGTGTGTATACTTTATAAGTGGATGATAATTGTTAACAAATTTTAGTAATCTTATTTTTACTTTTATTATATACACAAGTTTAATGGAATCAGATTTAACACCATTAGGGGAAGAAATGCCCGAACCAGAACAACTATCAAATGATAACCCCGAAAACGAAGAACAATCCCAAATTAATCAACATCGTACACTTACCACATCCAAATTCCCAAAAATTACAGATGACAAGTTTTACTCAAAAATTACAAAAATGTTTAAAAAGTTTGAAATATCACGAAAACGTGTTTCAATGAAAGAGTATTGTTTTCCAAAAAAATTTACACTACAAAAACCACAACAATTCGTGGCAGAGTATTTATCACCAAACACTGACTACAGAGGTCTTTTATTATTTCATCAAATTGGTTCTGGCAAAACTTGTTCTGCCGTCAATATAGCTCAACAATGGGTGGGGAAAAAACGAATTCTTGTAGTTGTCCCTGCTTCATTAATTACTAACTTTAAGAAAGAACTTAAAAGCCAGTGCGCTGGTGACATGTATTTGACACATAAAGAACGAGAACAATTACACAAGTTAAAACATGATAGTAAAGAATACAAACAAATAATGGAACGTGCAGATCATCGCATTCACAAATACTACAACATTATGTCTTATCATAAGTTTGTAGCTCTAGTAGAAAAACGACAATTAAACTTAAAAAACACCCTTTTGATTATTGATGAAGTACAAAATATGATTTCAGAAGATGGCAAGTTTTACAATACATTGTACAAAACCATTAAGAATGCACCAAATGATTTGAGGTTGGTTTTACTAACGGCGACACCAATGTTTGATGACATTTTAGAACTGCCATTGATGTTAAATCTGTTACCATTACCAAAACCATTTGATGTAAAAGGTTTCTATAAAAAGTTTGTACATGTCACAAAAAATAAAAATGGAAACTATACATACAAAGCAAAAAACATGAAAGTGTTAAAAGAAATGATAAAAGGGTTTGTGTCATTTTATAGAGGTGCTCCCCCATCAGTATTTCCAGAGAAACGATTAAAAATAGTCAAAGCAGAAATGTCAAAATTCCAATATGACATTTATAGAAAAATTACCGAACAAGAAATAAAAGTTAGACCTAATTCAACTGATATTTTAAACCTACCAAATTCATTTTTCATTGGTTCTCGCATGACATCAAACATTGTTTTTCCAAATGGTAAAATGGCACATGAAGGATATAACTCATTAACTAAATCAACTGTTGGAGGGGACAAACTAGCCCGGTATTCTTCCAAGTTTTATCATATAATGAAGAAAGTAACATCAGTTAAAAGCCCTGTTTTTATATATTCCAACTTTAAAGAATACGGAGGTTTAAAATCATTAGTTCGTATCTTAGAAATTAATGGATATAAAAACTTGCTCACTCATGGCCAAGGCAAAAAACGCTATGCATATTGGACTGGTGATTTAACCATTGAAAAGAAAGAAAAAATACGTATGATTTACAACCAATCAAGTAATAAAGATGGTAGCAAATTAAAAATTTTATTAGGGTCTCCAGCAGCCAAAGAAGGAGTTAGTTTATTCAATACTCGTGCAATGTTCGTCATTGATCCATATTGGAACATGTCTCGTATGTTACAAATCTTTGGTAGGGCTGTCCGCTTTTGTTCTCATAAAGAATTACCACCTGAACAACGATATGTTAAAATTTATTTGTATTTGGCCACACACAAAAATCATGAAAGTATTGACAAATATATTTTAGGTTTGGCTAAAGAAAAACATGCGTTAATTTCACAATTTGAAAAAGCATTGAAAGAATCCGCCGTTGATTGCCAATTAAACTACTATGCCAATGTTTACCCTGGTGAAGAAAAATTAATATGTGCTAAATAAATAAAAAATATATGATTAAATACATCGAAATAAACATTGTATAGAATGTTTATATATGAGTTCAAAAATAACAAAGGCATTAAAGTTTGCAAATGACTTATTAGAAATGGGCGTTCCTTATAGATGGTGGACACCGAAAGGTAAACATGAAATTTACCCATTATATGCAGTGAAATCATTTGATGAAATATCAATTGACATGATCAAAAAAGAGGGTATTAATTGCGCCGGCTTTATTAATTTGTTGAGGTTACATGTTGGTTTAAGTATTCCGGGTTTGGTAATTAAAGATGGTAAAGTGATAAAAGGGCCCAAACATACATTAGAAATAGAAAATACAACATCAAAAACAACAAATAATACATGTTGTGCACCAAATGCTGGTGGAACTAGAACATGGTTTAATTATTTAGACAAACAAGGACGATTAGAACCATTTGATATTACTAAACGATATCCAAAAGGTACATTGTTAATACGTAATTATACCACTATGAATGATCAAGGACATGTTGCAGTTTTGACAACAGACAATGCCCCACATCCATGGGAAAATTGGCTAATCCATGCAGTGGCTGAAACATATGGACTTAAAAAATTGCCAGAAAAACCAGTGCCATTTGGGGTGTTTAAAACCATGTTAGCAGTATCACATTATTTGAGTGGTGATCCATATTATACACATGCATGTTTACCCGAGAATTGGTTGAATAAGGATTAAAAAAAATGTTGAGAGTGATATATAAAGCCTAAATGTATACAGAATTTAACTTTGACAAAATGTTTTATGAATGGCGGAATTTAATTATTGAATTACGAGCTAAAAAGTTTAAAACAATTTATACAATGTTTGAAGGATTACCCTATGGTAATCAAATTATTACTGGTTTACGAACATACATTGAAAAAAATATAACCGGACCTGATGTATTAATGAGTCCAGCCATAGCTGACGAAATACTTTTGATGATTTTTAAACAAAGTTTTATGGCCGCTAATCAATTATATGTCCCACCATTCATCTTACAATCACAACTTAACTTTTTCATTCGTGCCTTAAATAATATGACTGTACCCACTGACCTAGAAGCAGCCTTTAAATTTCAACAAATGAATGATAACTTTGTACCAGCTTATCGTAACTTATTAACACACGTCAGATTATATCCAACATTGTTTAGCACATTACCACAATATGCCCAACATGGATTATACATCAGGAGTTTAAATGACAGTGCTAAACTTTTAGTTATTAAATTGGGCTTTTTACGTTGTGCATTAAAAATGGTTTATGTCCCGACTGCACCACTACCTCCCCCAGTAGCTCCATAAAATCAACTAATCTTGTTAATCATTGTTTGAATTTTCTGTATAATAGCATTAATAGAGTCTAACGTGCGTTGTCGTGATTCTTCTGGGTCGTTTTGACATAATAATTTAGACTCTTCTAATTTAGCTAAACTATTGTTTAACTGTTCTAATAATGTCACCTTATCCATTGTTTTCCATTGGTTAAACAATTCTTGATAAATCATAAGTTCTTCTATGAATTCATGAATGTTGTAAGAATACATTAACTCAAAAATATGATTGACACACTCTAACAATAACAAATCATGTTCTTGAGGTGGATTATTCAACACATCTGCAGAATATCCTTTGATTACATACAAACATAAAAACTCCCGGGCATTGGGTAATTTATGATTAATCATATTGTATTTTGTTTGTAAATGTGCGAGTTGGTTTAGAAAGTTGTTGTAAGCCATCACTATTTCTTTTTGGCGAATTAATAATGTAAACTTTTCAAACGTGACATCAATAAAAAAAGTTGGTGGAATCGGTAAATTAATAATCAATTCAACAACAGATGCAACATCAGAAGGATCCAAAATGTTCATGTTTATGTTTGTATTCTATACTTATTATTATTACTCTACAACATTTTTATTTTGTGAAACATCTGATTCATTATCTGGGGTTTGTTGACGGTGTAATGATGGTGTTGTTACATGATTTATCTGATGTTTTACCATACTTTGACGGCTAAATGCTTCATAAATGTTTTCCCCGCCAATTACAACTTGAGTTGTGTCATTGGTATGGCGATGAGTAAATGCCGCATCTTGTCCATTATTTTTGTCAACTGCCACAACATGAGTCACACTGTCTGCCAATGATATTAACAAGCTAATTTGTTCAAATGGTTTTCGTTGAAAATCTCCACTTAGTCCACATGCCTCAACAATTTTGCCTTCGTTGGCCCATTTGTCACAATAAATAGCGGCATCAGGGTAAAACTGTACTTCATCAATCAAAACAACATCATATGATTGAATATAGGTTTCAACATCAGCTAAATTAATTGCTGGTATTGCATCATAAAATTTGTGGTCATGAGTAGCAATTTCATCTTTACTGTATCTAATGTCATTTTTGTATTTAATGAAAATACATTTTTTACCACCTAATTTGTATCTTGTACCCCGTGTAATTAATGTAGACGTTTTTGAACTAAACATGCAACCAATGATTAAATTAAGTTTGCCAACCGGTTTTGTTACGGCTGGTTGGTTTGCAACATAGTTAACAGGAGTACTTGACATAATTATAACCTATACTATACCATAGACCATTAATGACTATTTTTCAACTTATTTTAATACATTCAATTAATAATACATACTGTCATTAATAATACATACTGTCATTAATAATACATACTGCCGGCGTTGATGTATTAAATGTAACTTTTAATAATGTTAATATTTCAAATGATTGTATTAAACAATGTATTTAATACAACAACGCCTATTGAAATAAGCACATCTATAACTGTTGGAAAAATTGATTTACATATGACAACATGTTAATTAATACAACAGCTATAATTATGGCCGGGCGATTTTTAAATAATTTCACAAATGTAACAAAAGCTGTTGCATTAGTCGGTATTTCTTCATATGCACTACATGAACGTACTAAATATAATCAACTTGTATTAGAAATAAATGAGTTCCATAATGTTATGGCTGATCCCATTCATAAATTACTCAATGACATGGAACAAACAAAATCTGATATTGACCCAGAATGTTTTAATGAACATCGGGTTAAGTATGCCAATGAATGCAGACGGCTATATGAACGCGCAGACCTACATAGTGAAATGATTTTTAAGAAACGATGGGGAACACATAAAGTTACTAAAATGTTTGCCAAAGATGAACTAAATAAAATTGTTGACCTATTAAATGAACTAAGCTGGGCAGACATTTTTATGCGTCAACGATGGGTTGAACCTGGCATTAAATACATTCAAATAATGCATAACAACAAGCCAACTAAAATGACTATTTCATATGATGAAATGCAAATGAAAATGCCATACCGCGCGCTCATTGGGGAAAATGTGATTTGTAATTTAAAACAACAATTACTTACACCCACACTGCCATACAATGTATCTCCTGTAAAAACAACGTATGTAGACAAATACAAAAGCAATTATGGAATTATTGAAAGTATGTTGACCCATTTTGAGACAAATTTTAAGGAAACAACAAATGTATTTCATCGGGGTAATACTGGGTTTATTTACAATATCTACAAAACAGATGTTACTACTTTCAAAGAATCTTTGATTGATTTTATTAAAGCATATACACCACTAACAGAAGAAGACCGCATTAATCAAAAACTGTTGCTGGATCATTTAACCACTCATAATTATTTGTTTGTTGAGATTATGTACTAAAATAAAATTGATTATTAAACAGTTAGTACATGATTACAACAAACATTATTATATGGCTTTCAAGGAATCATTAAAGAATATTTCTGGATTGATTGGACATTTTGCCGCTGGTGTAGGTGTAGCATATGTTGGTCTCAATGTTTATGATTATTTTAGACTAGTACAAGCATATGATTTAACAGTTTCAGAACACCAACGAGTTGTTAACAAGTTTCTAGGATTGATGCAAGTAAATGATGCATTCACTGATCCAGTCGCATACGAAGAAAATCAACGGGTGTTGTATCAAGAAGCAGTAAGAGTAGACAACACAAGTACAAATGAATATATGAACTTTATGGACAAAGCAGACCATACGTCATGGTTTGTTCGTAATGTATGCACTAAACGACTTGACACAATTGAAAAACTACATGATGTATGTATTGGCTTAAGTGATCGTATTCGAAAACCAATGAATCAACAAAAATCATTCACTGCACATGTTGGAGACAATTCAGATGTTATTACTGTTCATCCCCGTAATGATCAATTAAAGCTAGAACTAATGTATGAATTTAATACGGGTCAAGATGTATCCAGTGAACTAATTAATGTTTTTACTTTGAATAATGTTGAACTCAATATTCCGCCAACACATCCGATTAAGTATAGCACACCAAACGAACGTGGTGTATATCATGCATTTTGTAATAGTTTTATTCATACGATGGCTCGTCGTGTATACAACAAAGACACGATTGAAAAGTTCCCGAATAAGATTTACAATGTTTCATTGAAGGATGATCCACAAGTGACAATGTTTTTTAAGACATACAAACCACTTAATAACACAGACAAGACCAATTATGAACGTTTACAACAGTATGTAAGCAAAAATGAGTTTTCGTTTACTCTGTGGGATGAGTTGAGTAATCCATAAAAGATACTTTCATAAACATTAATATATGCCAATTGAATTAAAACCACATCAAAAATTTGTTGTTGACTATTTCAAGAAACATAACCCGCGCGGTATATTGTTATTTCATGGATTGGGAACAGGTAAAACGATAACTTCACTAAGTATTGCCAATTTATACCCAACACAAAAAGTGGTTGTAATTTTGCCAGTGTCCACAATGAAAGCATTTAATGATGACATTAATAAAATGAAATTAGACAAATCACGGTTTACATTGATATCGTATGAAAGCAGCGGCAAATTACTCTCTGAAGATTTTTATTTAAAAGACAAAATTTTGATTTGTGATGAAGCACATAGATTGCGCAATATTGACGGCGTTCATATATCACAATTAATGAATAACATTAATCAAGCATTTAAAGTAATTTTACTGAGCGGAACCCCGATCGTCAATAATCCTTCAGATTTAGCACCATTATTTAACGCAATTGCTGGTACAAATGTATTACCATTGAATACTGAAAAATTTATATTTGATTATGTAAAAGAGGAAACAATGAAAGAAACAGATGAATATAACAGAGTACAAATAACAATACAATACATGCCACAAAATATGTTTGATTTCAAAAGTCGTATTCATAAAATGGTATCATTTCATATTCCGATGAATATGACAGATTATCCGACATTTGAAATTCATAAAAGAAAAGTAGAAATGAATAAGGAACAAGTAACAGAATATAGAAAAGTTATAGACAAACATTTGAAAACAGAAGACAGATATATTTTAGACTATGCGGGTGATTATCAATTATTACAAACATTGACATCTGGTACTCGTATTAATTCATTTTTATCAAATACACGCCAGATCAGTAACACTGTTAATGGTTATGATAAATCGCCGAAATTGCTTTCTATTTTAAATGAATTACAGAAAGGTAAGTTACCGGCTATAATTTATTCTAACTTTAAAACAAATGGTGTTTTTCCTATGGCTACATTATTAAGCAAAAATGGAATTAGTCATGAATTGTATACTGGTGAATTAAACACCCGTCAACGAGACCGAATTGTTAATGACTATAACAACCGAAAGTTTGATGTATTATTAATGACCAGCTCAGCAAGTGAAGGGCTGGATTTGAAAAATACTAGACAAATTCATATAATGGACCTACATTGGAACATGACTAAAACAAAACAAGTAATAGGGCGTGGTGTCCGGTATAAATCACATATTGAATTAAAAGAGTCTGAACGACATGTTGATGTGTATTTTTGGATGTCTACATTTAGTGATCAAGATAAAAAAACATTAGGCCGGTTGTCTGCTGACGAATATTTGTATGAAGTCGCGTCCAAAAAAGAAAAATTAGCCAAAGAATTTTACAAGTTGTTAAGTGAGTCAGCTATAGAACAATTATGAGACATCAGTAGAACAATTATGAGACATCAGTAGAACAATTATGAGACATCAGTAGAACAATTATGAGACATCAGTTGAACAATTATGAGACATCAGTTGAACAATTATGAGACATCAGTTGAACAATTATGAGACATCAGTTGAACAATTATGAAACTTGTGAATTAAAAAGCATCCAACTGCTCCCATACATGTTTAAAATCTTCAAATGAATGAAAATAACCCGTTTTATTGATTTTAACAATTGTACCACCATTGTGTGTGTGAGTTATATCATCGTTGTTATTACAAACAAACCCTATTTTGTGTTTTGAAAATTCCACTTTAATGCCTTCATAGATACCAACACCGGGTAACAAAACGACACCTTCACCTTCAAAGTTATCAAACATAATTAACTGTTCTAAATGACCTATAAAATCAAAATCATGGACTTGAGCAGTGAAAACAAGACTGCCGGTCTCACTGTTTGTTGAATAGTCCCATTTTGGGTCTGTGTGTTTGACTGTACATGTTTCATTGTACAATGCATAAATATAAAACCATTTACTGCCGTCTTGTTTGGTTAGAGTTAGAAAACTAAAGCTGTTATACCGTTGAGTATATTCATAATGATCAACTATTTTAACTGGTGCACTCTTTTTAGGCATAATTGTTAGTTGTATGAATGTATAAATAAAAACTAATTTTCAATTTTCAACGCGGTATACTTTTAATGCTTTTTTAAATGATTCAACGCGGACCATCTTTAACGATTCATTAAATACATCAACGCGGGACACTTTTAACGATTCATTAAATACATCAACGCGGGCCATCTTTAACGATGCATAAAAAACTGATTTATACCTATCTTATATTAAACCATACATAATTCTAGACATGTATTCACTGACATACGCTATTCCGTCACACCTAGTACTAGACTTGACGAAGTTTAGCCAAGAAACGTTGAAATTAGACATTTATGGATTATTCAATGATTATAAAACAAACGGGTTTGAACTAACTACATTTGGTCAATTAGTGAAAAATAATGATTCACCTATTGGATCAATTGAGTCTGATTATCATTCATGGATTTCACTATTTGCGGACATTTTCCAACAATACCCAACACAAGAAACACTTGAACTGCACTTTTTAAATGAAATGGAAAACTATCCATTGATTATGGTTGGTCATAATTCCGGAATTATTCAGATTTATGAAGATGAACCATTTAACATGAATTATTTTGATGAAGTTTCAGACACCACAACAGGTTATGTATTTAACATAAATCGATACATTAACTGTTACAAAACAACTAACACACTTCAACAAGTAAATGAATGGAAATTTGATACAGTAGAACATTCTATTAACCAACTAAATGAAATGTTTGACAATCTAAACCTTTAATTTTTTTATTGTCTTCAAATATATGAGTTCTACAAACATTTACGTTGAAAAACATAAAACACATACACCAAACACTATAAGCATTGCCACATTTAACATCAGTAATGCATGGAATGATGAAAAAGATGCATCAAATCGGTTTGGTACACGAGTTCAATTAGTAATTGATGAACTAAAAAAAAGTAAAGCAGATATTATTTGTTTACAAGAAATTAGAGAATACCGCGACTTGAAAAACTACACAATTTCACCAATGCAATCATGTATGATGTTTGCTGATGCATTGGGTATGGACATTGCTGCATGTCAACCAGTTGGTATTACGAAAGGTACATGGTGGCGGTTAACATTGTATAATTCGCGGAAGTTTTTTCATTTGAAAAGTGAGAATTTTTGGATTAACAAAAACAAAATGCCTCATGTACCTGGACAGCCACAACGATGGGGTAATTTGGCAGTGCGTTCATTATTTGCTCCATATAGAGAAGTAGATGTATCAAAAATACCACGTAAAGAATTAGACTCACGGTTGTTATTTGTACCAAAAAAAACATTTGCTATTGTAAACATGCATTTTCCTCATAAATTAGAATACAAAATGGAAACAGCTGAATTTATCCGTGATCTGCCATTAATTAGCACATTTCAAATTGCCTTGGGTGATTTCAATACATTTTATGATGATGGCAACCCAGACCATGGTAAAGGTGGACAAGAAATGATGGATTTGATGGCAACCGGTGGTTATGTTGATTTATTGCCAAATTATCCAACTTTTAGCAGTTTTCCGGCGGACCACATGCAATTAGAACATAGATTGGACCATGCTGTGATTAAAGGAAACTACAAACATATGAGTAGCATGGTATATGATAATTCAAAATATGAAAAACGACCATCAGATCATTATATGTGTGTTGTTAATGTGGAACTTAACTAAAAATTAAACAACTGGTTAAAGGTGTTTTGAATATTTTTTAAACTGTATAAAATAATGTGGTAATTTATACAATACATGACTACTGAAAATTATTTTGGGCAAAAAATATCATTTACTTTTGACAATTATAACAGATTATTTGATTATGCCACTTTAAAATTAAGTGGAATACCCGCCGAAAATTTGTGCACAAATTATGAATTGGCTTTAATCAAAAATATTGGGTTTGATCTTGATTTGATTATGTTTGATGGTTCATGTTGGCGTCTTGATTCAAGTAAATACAATACTTTTTCAAATGTTGAAAGAATCATTAGCCATGAATTGTGTATAACAAATGAAGATGTAAATAATGATTTAAATAACATTAAACTTCCACTGTTTACATTGGACTATCTGAAATGTAAAAATTATTTTGCTGGAATTAATGAAGCAATAAACAATGGAAGTATAATGAAATATTCTATTACATTATTTATTGAATTTTGTACACCAGATGATATAATTATTTTGAAGGCAAATGAAGAATTAAAATTGTCTGACATTAAATTACAATTTCAGTTCGAAAATGCAACACAAGACAAAATTGACTTAATTACGGAATCTTGGGCAGCAAATAATTTAACATGTGACGCCTTTAATACTACATTAAATGATTCAACGCGAGAAGGTGTTTAATGCTTCATTAAATGATTCAACATGTGGCGCCTTTAATGCTTTATTAAATGATCCAACGGGGGAAGGTGTTTAATACCACATTAAATGATTCAACATGTGGCGCCTTTAATACCGCATTAAATGATTCAACATGTGGCGCCTTTAATGCTACATTAAATGATTTAACATGTGGCGCCTTTAATGAAGCATTAAATGATTTAACATGTGGCGCCTTTAATGCTTCATTAAATGATTTAACATGTGGCGCCTTTAATGCTACATTAAATGATCCAACATGTGGCGCCTTTAATACCGCATTAAATGATTCAACGCGGGAAGGTGTTTAATACCGCATTAAATGATTCAACATGTGGCGCCTTTAATGCTACATTAAATGATTCAACATGTGGCGCCTTTAATGAAGCATTAAATGATTCAACATGTGTTTTAAAAAGGAATAATTTTCGGAATACGGTTACGTATTCTAAAAATACATGAGTTTTTAAAATACGCTAGTATTTTAAAAAGGAATAATTTTCGGAATACGGTTACGTATTCCGAAAATACACCCGCCTACATTCATTAACTTGTTCATCTGTTACTTTCTGGTTAACTACTTTGTCAAAATTGTTATGTTTTAACATATTCAGAATAAAAAATAAAGAATAAACACCACATTCAGAGTCTCTATATTGCCACCTATTGCGGTTGTAATCAACACGAACGGGCAAGTTACGCCCGCCATGCTGTGATTGACTTGCAGACCGTCTCAAGTCTTGTTCTAAATGATCCCATGTGTACCGAGCGTTATCGTGTTTAGAAGCACACCATTTTGCGACTTTGTGCATAAATTTGCGAATGGTGCGGCATGGAGAAATGCCATATGAATCAAAATAATACACTTCAGACGTCTTTAAATTAGCAAAGAATGCCACCCAATGAGATCCTGGTTTCCAATGTTCATCCAAATTAATAACCATCCCTATTCGTTCAATTCCATTTTCTATTAATTCATCAAAATCTAATGTTGAAATCTTCAAAAATGGTAAATCATAAAAATCTAATGGATTTGCACCGAGAAACTGAAAGTCTGGATATTTTGCATGATATTGAGATGCCACTTTTTCAATATCAATTGTTGATAACCAATCAAAACGACCTTGTGGTCCTTTTGGTCTAAATGTGTTGTTCACCAATTCATCATCTTTTAACACTTTAACAAAATCTTGTTTTAACCAACATAACTGATCATCACACAAATGTTTTAGGTTTTCATGTAGTTGACGCACTAATTCACCTTTGCGCGTTGCTTCATCAAATACAATAAGTTTTTTTCCAACAATTCGGCCCATATGAATAAAGTTATTGTATGAATGAGCCATTTTCACTAAATCTTCCATAGTGTAACAGCTACCTTCTTCATACTTTTTGTGTGGTGCACATTTTTCAGCTTCTCCTGTGGTATTAGTAATTTCTTTAGTCCGATAACTCATCGTTATATAAATTAACCAATGTTTTTTTTGTTTTCTATTATTCCTTTTTTATGTCACTTTCTTTTTTCGTGGCTTTTTACCTTCAGACTTTGCTTGTTTTTGTTCTTCGTTTACTACATTTGGACCTGATGAAGCCTCTAGTTCTTCTTTAATTAGGTCAATTGGTTCGATTGGGTCATGTGGTTCATGTATTTCGTTTGTCTCGTTAGTGATCATCTCATTAACTGGTTGAATAATATCTTTTAATGATTCAGGTGATTGTGGTTCAACATTTTTCTTTTTCCGTCCGGCAGTTTTGCGTTCTTTCTTTTCATTTGGTTTCTGGGCAACAGTATTCTCAATAAATACATTTTCCGCATCTGGGTCAATGTTCCCGATGGGTTCATTTGTTGAATTAATGATGATCTGAATTTTTGTTCCATCTTCCAACATAATCATTTTTTTACGGCGATTATAAACACCAACAATTTTGATATCATCATTTGCCTCAACAAATACCTCCCCATCGTTAATGTCTTTATAGTAGTATGTAATGCCGTCATGTGTGTATTCATTCACCACCACATCATCCGGGTTTACATCCACATTGCATTCATGTTTGCCTTTTGATGACACGGCAATTTTTCCTTCTTCAATCGTGTCACGGCTACAGCTGTTGTCTTCACTATCTTCATTCATTTCTCCACGTAAGTAACGGGATTCAATCCGTGAATAATTCAAGTGATAATCCGCAGCTACCCGGTGAAGTAGTTTCTTTTTTTCATTCATTAAAATGGCATCTAATTCACGTTGATGAAAATCCATAAATACTCGGGAAAAATTGCCTAATGCCGTTTTGAGGCCACGACTAATTCGGTCATTATAACGATTTACAGCGCGGGCATGTTTTTCGGCGGTTTCACTGCTCATTAAGTTCAGTTGTGTATATAGTTATATTCTTATTGTATGTATGATTTAAAAAAGTCAATATTTTTTGGTTTCCATTTTCAGTATCATACGTTTAGCCTTCTTCACCAAATTCATTCTGTTAGTCCTTCACAAAGTTCATACAAGAACGATTTTATGAACTTTGTTCGTTCTGTCAGCTCTTCACAAAGTTCATACAAGAACGATTTTATGAACTTTGTTCGTTCTGTTAGTCCTTCACAAAGTTCATAAAATTGAAATAATTATAGAATAAGTATAATTCATAATAAATTTCTATACATTTCAATGCCTAAAATCAAAGTCATTTTAACTTTTGAACAATATGAACCAGTTATTAAGGACATTATAAAAAAGAAAATCAAAAAAGGGATTGATAATCGGCAACAATTATTCGATGGAATTGTTGAAGAATTAACGAAAACATATAAAAACAGTTTGTTTAATTCTGATTTGATTTTGAAAATTATGGATGCTAATGTGAAATCCAAGATTACTGAAAGTTATTACTTTGAAGAAGGATCGGTAGATTTAAATGCAATCATTAATCCAACTAAGGCTACTTTGGTTATACCGACAGAGTATAAACAAATTGAACGCACATTTGAGTATTTGAAGAATTGCCCACAACCTGCACAAAAAAGCCGCGAATGGTATGTTGAACGTCAAAACATGTTAACTGCGTCAGATGTTGGTACAGCTGTCCATGCAAATCACAACTCATCTGAAGAAGAATTAATCGTGAAAAAATCACAACTTGAACCACCTTTTGAAACTAACATGTATACATTTCATGGCATCAAATACGAATTTGTCAGTACTCAAATTTATGAACAAATTATGAACTGTCGTGTTGAAGAATTTGGGTTAATCAAACACAAAACAGTCAAGTTTTTAGGCGCATCACCTGATGGTATTGTTTGCGCATCACGTCATGATGGGACGTTTAGTCCATTATTTGGTCGTATGTTAGAAATTAAAAATCCACCAAAACGGGAGATTAAGACAAAAGGTGAATTGATTGGGGAAATTTGTCCAGAATATTATTGGGTTCAAGTACAAATCCAATTAGAAACATGTGAATTGGAAGAATGTGACTTTTGGCAAACTAAGATTGTTGAATATGAATCACGCGGCGATTGCTATCGTGATTCAGCCCATCAAGGGGCATTGTTTCACGAACAAGAAGAAAGAACGGAATATGATCCGCGGAAAACATCCATGCGAGGATGTATTGTTGAATTTGTCCCAATTGCAAAACAGGATGTTGACCCATTATATGAAGGAAAATACTTATACCCACCACTACATACCCATATTACAGTTGAAGCACAAGAACAATGGTGTTTAGATGCATTACAGAATTGGAAACAATTTGCAGAAGCGAATGATTTGACATGGGCACGTGATTATACATTTAGACGGTTATGTTATTGGAAACTAGAGAAAGGTCATCGTATTTTAATTAAACGAGATCGGAAATGGTTTGCGGACACACTCCCAACTATTGCCAAATTTTGGGATCGTGTGATGGAATGCCGCAAACCTGAAAATGCCCATTTATTAGAAGAAATCACTGAAATGGCTGAAGAAATTGCCCGAAAACGTCAAGAAAAATATACAAAATACAGCAAGTTTGCACCAAAAGGAGCAGCAAAGAAGCAATTTAAACATGTGGCAGAAGATCCATTTTTGGATGATCCATCAGAGAACGTTGTATTAGATAATGGAGGATTCATCAGTTCAGAAAGTTCTTCAGATTAGATGATTACACTAAACATCAAAAGAATATGGGTTTTTATCATTCATATTTGAATGATTAAAATGATTAACTGGCTTTGGGGCTGATGGAATAATTTCAACATCTTTAGTGATATCATTTAACGAGTCATTAATTGAGTTGCATTTATGTATCATTTTTAACAAATATTTGTTCATCATAATATGTAAATGATTAACTGCCAAATGTAGTTTGTCTTTAATGTCATCATTAACGACTTGTTTAAATTCGACAGATCTTAAATGATTGAGTGCATCGTTTATTTTCTCTTCAGCCAATTGGACATGATGCATACAATTACTTAACATTGGTTCATTAAATACATACCAATAAATTTTAAAGAAATGGTCAATACTTTTAACTGCTTTTTCATAAGCAAAATAATGATAATGCGAATATTCACGTATTGAATAAAAAAAATCAACAATTTCATCATACTGATTAAAATATTTTGGCGTTGGTGTAATGCTTTGTATTTTTAATTTCATGTCTCGTATGTAGTCAACTTCTGTTTTTTGATGTTTTAAAAACAGATAATAAATGATAACAACACCAACAACTGCGCCGACAATATAACTTAAATTCATTGTAAACCATGAAAATGCATAAATGATTGCGATGAAAATTGTTACAAATGTAAAAATCTTTTCAGAACTCAAATTTTGCAAATCAATAAAGGACACATCTAGATTTTGTAACTTATCCGCAATTTGTGGAATAAATGGTATTTGTTCAAAATCAACATACATATAATAAACTACAGAAAAAAAGAACCATCATTTAAACTGTTTTGATCATTTGCCTTAAAAATATTTGAAAAATCATTTGTTACAATCAATAATACTACTAAGTTTGATAAGATGGCAACAGTTAATGAGGAATACTTGGCGAAAAATGAAATTGATGTAATGGCATTTGAAAACATTATTAAAGAACGGCAACGGTTGAAATTAATTCGTATGATTGATATCTATTCATCACATGATGACTTTAAAAAAATAAATGAATTGACTAAAAAACTCAAAGAATATGACACAACAGAAGTTGAATCAAAACCGATTGTTACTAAAAGTAAAAAAAGTATTATTGAAGATCTAATTAGTTCAAATCCGGGAATACTCAACCAAAAATGGTACAAAATTCCGGAAGCCATTCAAGAACATTTAATTCGATCATACTTTGCCAAGTTAACTGGTGAAACACAAAATAAAGTACAAGTGATGAAAGAAGCGTTAGATATGTTTAAAAAAGGTTTGTTGGAAGTAACATATGATAGCACTTCAACATCACTTGTCAAAATTTTTGGATTAGTCAATAAAGATAAAAAATGGATGTTTGAAACTAATGAGTCTGATTCAGATCATGACAGTTCTGAACATTCTGATGTCAAACCAAAAGTGACTAAAACCAAAACGACACGAAAGAAAACAACTGAACTCAATACATCTGACGATGTCAACAACACCACTACAAATGATGAAGTAAAACCGGTTAAACGCCGAGGACGTCCGAAAAGTGTTAAAACCACCGTATCTAAGACCACTAAAGAAGAACTTGAAGATTTGCTATAAAAAAAGACATTTGTAGCAATCTTCACAACTGTTAAAAAGAAGGCATTTTAACACTTGTTCGCTTGCTGTGCAATCTTCGCAACTGTTAAAAAGAAGGCATTTTTAACACTTGTTCGCTTGCTGTGCAATCTTCGCAACTGTTAAAAAGAAAGCATTTTTTACATTTGTTCGCTTGCTATGCAATCTTCTCAACTGTTAAAAAGAAGGCATTTTTAACATTTGTTCGCTTGCTATGCAATCTTCACAACTGTTAAAAAGAAGGCATTTTTAACATTTGTTCGCTTGCTATGCAATCTTCACAACTGTTAAAAAGAAAGCATTTTTTAC